AGTACATCGCCGCGAAGTGATCGAGGTGCAGCCTGTCCCGCGTTATTCTGTGGGTTTGCTGCGTTGTAGATTGGTCGGCCAGTTGTATCAGTTGCGCCAAGTAGTAGCGACCACTGAGACGTGCCAGCGATGTAAGCGGATGCAAGTTCGCCAGATGCCAAGTAGGCCGCTGGTGCTTCCACAGATACATAACTGATAATGCCTGCTGATGTGGCTGCGGTTGTAGCGGCCTGAGTTCCACCTGCTGTTAGTGCTGCGATAACGGCTGCATCGGTGGCCTTGTTGTAGGCGCGTTGCATGTTATCGACCATCGCCTGAAAGAAACTAGGATCGGATCGCTCAATCAACTCGACCGAGTAACGCTGTAATCCTGCGTATTTCTTAACGTCAAGATTGACATATGCGCTGGTGATACCTGTCTCAGATGGTGCAGCGCCCTCGGCAGTGACTGCCGATGTGCTAGATGCCGTAATTTTCGGCACTGAGATAGTCATCCCTGATGCTGAGATTGCGCGGCTTCCGATTGCATCAATCGCTGGACGACTACCGATTAAGGTATCCACAACTGTTGAAACATAAGACACTGGGCGGAACGCTGGGTTAGTTGTGAAACTATCATCAGCGGCGGTAACCATTTTGGATGCTTCTGCATCTGCATGCATAACAAACTGTGCCGAGTCATGATTGCCTAGAGTGGCCTTGATTGAGTGTTCTAAGTAGGTCGCTTTTGACCTAATTGGGCTACGCGGTTGAGCGTAAGCCACTGGCGCGGCAGCGTGAATAACGGCACTGGCCACTATTTCCTCTGCCACTGGTGCTGTTATTTCGTCCACTGTGATCTCCTGTGGGTTGTCCTCAACGGGGGATTCCGCTTCGGGGGTTTCTGGTGTTTCCTCGGTGGCTGCAACCTGGGTGATGGCTGCATCCTTAAAGGCTGGATTCGTAACGTGTGCTACGGCTTCGAGTCTGGCCGCGCTGACATGCATTACGCCCTTGTCAATGGTGTACTCATTCACCTGGGCTTCAACGCTAAAGGCTGGGCGTAATCCCTCGGATGCTTCAACTAGCGCATCGTTACCTGCATTAGTTGGCGCGATCTTAAACGCCATCGACACGCCTAATGGGCTCACTGACTCACTGCCAGCGATGCCTCGACCTAGTGGGCGTGTGCGGTCGTGTTCTGTATTGAGTACGATCTGGCTGGCATCGATCTCGCCAAACGCGCCAAATTCAAATTGAACAGGGCCAGCGGATGTGTTGCCGACTTTAGAGAATGGCACGACTAGGCCAGTAATCGTGCGGGTTACGGTATCGGCCGCGATTATTTGGCCGTCAAAATTAACTAGCATTGTTTGGGTTTCCTTTCGGTGCGAAATCTGGGCCAGGTAGTGACAAACTTCCGCCAGCCTGATTGACAATCTCACGCGCCTCATCTGATGTAATTACTTTGTCTACGCCTAGATAGACCTTTTGTACTACTTCGGCGATGTTCATCTCTCGCTTAGCATCGACAGAATTACCACTTGATTGATTTAGTGAGTCCCCACGCGGTGCTAGATCCATCTGACCCCTAGCCTCATCGAGGTTAATGATTCCAGCATCAAGCATCTTTGTTAGGACTTCGATCTGTTCTAACGGGTTGCCTCGTAGGTAATCGTCTAAGTCAAAGCGCACAACTTGGCCGCGTGGCGTGAGATCATTCATGCTCAAGCGTTCCTCAATGCAACTCATGAATGGGCGCAAACTAAAGTCCACTAAGGATCTACGCTCTTGCGAGACGTTGGAATATGTCGCGCTAGCAGATTCGGCGTTTATGTACCACGCTGGGATGTTGCACATACGGGCGATCTCGGATGCCGTGTTTAGCCTCGACTCACTCAACTGCATTTGCCCAGCATCATAACCAAAGGTTGTGACATCTAAAGGCCCTGACAGATAAGCCGTTGAGCGTGTTGCCCGTGCCTGTTTCCAACTAGCCAGCAGACTTGACACCTGATCTGGCGGTAAGTCCACGCCAGTATTCTTAATAACCATCGTAGGATTAGGCTCAGTGGCCATGCGCTGCACGGCTTCCTCAAGTTTCAACGCGGTCGAAATTGTGCGGCCACCTCGATTGAGGATGCCCTCGTCAATGCCGCTAAACATAATGAGCGAGCCGACTCCATTGGCTGGTGTCAGTTGTGCATCTAAGTAAAATCCGTTTACGATCTGGTTGGTATTTGCGTCAATCGTGAATGTCACGCGGGTAGGGTCAATACGCCTAGCGTGAGTTGGCATTCCGTCTTGGCTGACTTCAAGCACTTGCCAAAAGGCATGGCCAGAAAATAGCAGATCCTCAACTGTCCACACCATAGTAACGGCTAACGGCAAGGCTGGATCTGGCTGCTTTAGCAGACTGCGACCCTCGATCTGTTGGCCTGTAATTTCGTTAAAGGATCGCAAGCCAAGCGTGGCGATAGTGCCTGCGATGATGTTACGGGCTCGGGCTACTGCTGGCACTTGCATCGCATCGCTGCGGTTGATCCTGAAAGTGTTAAACGGGCTTAAGAAATTGTTTTGGTAATACGGGATGGCTATACCTGCGGTCGCTTGTACTTGTGGCTTTACTGACGGCGACCCTAAAAAGAAATCTACTAAACCCATGCTCTCATTGAAACATGGCAAACTACATGAGTGTAATTTTGCAACCTATTGCACCATTGTTCAACGTGTCACGCGCTTATAATGCTGACACTCTGCTGCGGCTCGGTCGCGTGACCCACTGCCATTACTAACGCAACGGCCGCCGAGATAGGCACTTGCGCGGCGCGCCTGGCAATTCTCCAGCCACCATCTGAGGCAGGCCGTCTAGCACAACTCACTAGATGACTATGTAGGGTCGGTTGGGCTGGGTGGATCAATTGCCGCGCTCTCATGGCGTTCATTGTCTGGTCGCACATGATCGAGAAATTGGCAGAGTTCCAGGGAGTCGGCGCGACTGGCACACCAGCCTGGGCAAGTCGTGGCGCGATGTATCCTGCGGTATTTGGATCATACGCCAACACTCTCGGACGATAACGGCGTGTCAAAGTTGCAATTTCTCCTGCTAGTTCGAGGTCATTAATGCCGCCCTCCTTATTCCATTCGTGCAGGAACACGGCCAATCCCTCGGGTCGCTGTTGTAACGTAATCAACACGGCTAGTTCGCGGTTAAAGTTTAGATCCATCGCCATCCAAGTCGGCAGGCCGTCCTCAAGTTCCACATCGCGCTCGCACTCATTCCATACCTGCATCGGCCAAGGGCTGTCAATCGCATCCACCCACATACAAAGGGTCTCAGTCTTAAAGGCATCGGGTGAGTCAAAAGTCGCCGCGTCCTTGATGTTGGACTCGCTGATGGTGTAGCCGAGTGCAGGGTTAGCCATGCGCCACGCCTCGATGTCATCGACTGCCGAGCCTGCTGGTGCGCTGTATTCGTAGTATCCCATTCGGTCACTTTCAAAAGTCAATGCCCTGCGCCGCTGTTCATTTAGCACATGGCTAGTCAAGTCCCCAGCATTGGAAGTCCAAAACACTTGAGCGTTTGGGCGCGCTCTTGTCACTGGTGTAACGGCTGCCCAAGTTGCCTGGTCAATTTCTCGGAGTTCATCGACATATAAAAGGTCAGCAGTTGAGCCTCGTGGCCCTTCAGATGTCGCGGCTCGAATAGCATACTTGCGGATTCTCTCGCACTTGCCATCGCATGACTTTGGGTAATGGTGGCAGTACACTTCCAATTCTTCTTGGCCGTTGGTGCGGCTAACTCGCTTAATTCGCTTACGCATCCAGTCCAAAGACTCGGCCATGTCCACAGTTTGCTTGAAAGTGTCCAGTGATAGTTGGCGTGTCTGGCTCATGGCTATGGTGTTTTTCTCGCCAAAGATGTATAAGCCTGCAAGGATTCTCATCCGCATTAACGCCGTTTTTCCGTTCTGCCTGGCTACCATAATGCCAACAGTTGAGCGCGCCCACTTGCCATTGGGTAGGATCTGCAGCGCATCATCTAAGACGTGCGACTGCCAGGGCATCAGTGGGATGCCTAACTCATCGGCTAAGTTACTTACTAGCCGCCCCGC